ACGATCTCACATGCGCCACCAGTACACGCTAACTCTTGTGATCCTGTAGTGTTGTCTTCCATTTCAAAGTTTTCTAAGTCTTCCCAACTAACGCCTTGAGGCATGGCAGCTAACAACTCATCATACTTCTCGACACTAATGTCCTCATACGGAGCTTGCTGATAAATATGGTCACTGACTGGCAACAAACTAATACCGGAGCAGATCTCAAAGTTATCCCATATCCACTGCGCTACTTGGAGGAACTCATCGTCTGTGTAATAAACTGTTATGCTTGGTTTATGTTCACACCAATGATTCTGGTAGGTTTTCCAAAGCTCTAGCTGTTGCATTGCACCTACTTCTGCAACAGTAACAGAACGATCAGGAGCCTTGACAGGGAAACTAAAGACTGAAGAAGCGGGAGACATAACGTCCTGCTCTACAGGAAATCCTTTATTTTCCATGAAGACTGCAAGCGGGTCTTTCTTGTCTGAACGGACTCTGCGAATGTATTGCTTAGAAAAGCGAGGATGAATACCACTAGCAGAATCGACAAGTTGAGAAACAGTACCGCTAGGCTTGACACATGTAATAGCGACAGACTGGCTAATCCCAAGCTTCTCAGCCCATATCTTATTCGTTTTAATAGCAACTTCTTTTAACTCCTCTAGCCATTCTTTTGTTTTGTCAGAAGAATACCCAAGGATCGGATGATCCATAATCCCTGTCATGCTCAAGCCAAGCAATGCTTCTTCTTCAGTGTTCTTCTTCCAAATGCTACGCAAGTATCGGAAGTCAGTGAGTGTTGCTTGGAGTGTGCCAATAATTGCAGCAGTCTCAACCTTCTTCTTCAAGGAAGAGAGAGTATCGTCTTCGCGGATAACAACTTCGGAGAGGTTGCAAAACTGGTTAGAACGTAACACGATCTCACTGCAAGGATTAGTTCCGAAGTCCTGATCAGCATCACGCCTACCGTTACGTCCTGCAATCTTCTGCGCTGCAACTCTACTAAAGATACCACGCTCACCTGCTTTAGACTCATACATGTTCTGCATCTCTGATAAGAACGCCTGAAAGTCTGGCTTCTCAGTATATGCTACGCTGTTGTTAGCCAACGCTCTGTGTCCTTCGTTCCTCCACCAATCACCTGACTTAGCTTTAGCCATGCGCTGATCAGAGAGATTAGATAAGCTTATGAGTGCTGAACGCCTAACACCACCAACAACCACGATGTCTGCAATCTTACAGACGATGTCATGGCACTCAATGGATGTTAACTTGCGGCCATATGCTTTGCGGAACACTTCAATACAAAAGTTAAACAGATCAATCAAAGGCTCTGGGCCTGAAGCACGACCACCAAAGGTCTTGAGTCTTTCACCTGCACCACGGACTCGACTAACATCCCACTGTGGAATCTTTCCTGCATACAGCATAGCAATCAACTCACGGAAGGCTGATGCCCACCCAATCTTGCTATCGCTTACCATAATTATGCTATCAGTCTCATGAAAACTCTCAGCAATTTCTGGAAGCTTGTTAATAAAGTTACGCTCTACGCTGAAGCCAACGCCTGTACCGCACATGAGTACATACATCAACTCATCAAAGCTGCGAGGCGAGTCAATGTGCAAGTAACTACAGTTAAAACCTGCTACATTATCTTTGTCTAGTGCCTTACCTGCTGTCATCATGCAGCGCATAGACGGCATTACTTCTAAATTGTGTATAGAATTAAATAACTCTAAGGCCGTCTTTTCATCTATCTGTTCACGATCTTTCCAGAAGTCTACGTACCTGTTGACTGTTTCGTGCCACGACTCTCTGCGTCCTGCTTCTGGTATCCAACGCGCATAGCGGCTCTTGTGTATAAACTGTTGGTACTGATCCATTATTCTTCCTCTAAGTTAATGCTGTCTAATTCTACTTCATTAGATAGCTGATTTAAATACCACATAGCCTTGTCTATATCCTGCTTGGGGTTGCCCTTGTACTGATAACGCCACAGGTACTTTAGGACATTGCCTTTTAGATAACCTCTGTAAGACTCAGAAGACATAGACTCTTCTATTGCCATTATACATTCTATGTTGCCTGTGTTGTAGTGCGAAGGTCTGTTAATTAAATCTTCTTTTTCTTCCTGCTCTTGAGCTACTAGCTTTTTATAGACTTCTGAATATGTCTTATCGTCATCCCAATCAAGCTCCGTAGTGCAACCATCTAAGCTGATCTCTGCTGCCTCTTCCTCCGCAGGTGTTGCCCAAGCTTCTAAGCCTACTTCAGCAAACTGTTCCCACGCTGCTTGTCTTCCTTTCTCTGTCTCCATGTCGTGAGAGATGTTGCTACGTGCTGCTCTGTCCCACTCGCTAGGAGCCACATCATTTAGTTTCTTGTTCATAAGGCATCTCGTTAGTTAGGTTTTTGTTTTCTTTGCGTCTAGTTTCTTTTAACTTGGAAGAACCTTGTATCTTTTTAAACTTCTTCTTCCTGAGAAAACTATCGCGCCTCTCATCTTTGCGGTTGGATTCGTCCATCAGTCGAAAGTCTCTTTGTTTTTCACATTGATCCAACTGTCTGGGATACTGTCCTCGCTAAACCACCTAAAGTTATTCTTACTTGCCCACTCACCGTGGCTTCTTTTAGTTCCGTCCTTGCGCCTTGTGGCTTGAGGCATTGGTGCGCTTGGATTAGCAAACAGAAAGACTAGCTCCGTGTCTTCAGGTAATACCTTGCTTATCCAGATGTACTTGTTGTACTCCGCGTAATCCCAAAACCGTCCCTTGGCTTCAAGTAAAATCTTCTTGCCGTCAATCTCGCGCAAGAAGTCTGGGTGATAATTATGATCAATGGTATACGAAACCTTGTCAGTATGGAAGCTCCAATTATCTAGGATGCCTGTATGTAACTCGTACTCCCAGTTAGAATCGTAGCCCTCAACAAGATTAGGAGTCTTAGGCCGCACTGCTCTAGGTTTACGGTGTCCCTTTTTAACGTAAGTCAATGGATCTGTGCCTCCCGCCTTTCTAACTCTGCGTCTATGAGGAGCCGAAAGTCTTTAAGGAACTGACTATCTATGTCAGTAACAGAACCAGAGGTACTGTGAAGAAAGCTACCTACATTAATAATCATATCCTCAATAGTAATTATCTCCTCTTCCATTGTATATCCTCCAAAGTAATTGTTTCGATAGAGAGCTTTGGAGAGTCACGCAAGAGTTGTTTGATTGTCTTGGCGATCCACTTAGGATGATAGGCGTTTAAAAACATTGTGCGTCCCGCCATGTAGTGTGTTTGTTCAGGCATGAAAGACATGTAGTTTTTTACATTGATCTTACTGCTCTCCTCTTTGTCTAACAGAGAACCAAACCACTCAACAATGATAGCGGCTGACTGAGACTTAATGCGTTTAGACTTCTTCCTGTTCATAGTAGTTCCTCTACTTTTGGCTCGACCACAACTGTTGTCAAGTATGTTAATCCATTAGAGTATCTAAAGGTTCTTAACCCATCACCATCATTAGCATCTTGATGGCACTGATACTTATACTTACACCAACTACAACCCTTCGGCAACTTTATGTTTCCTTTCTTGCCGTCTGCTACTAGATCATAGCAAAGAGCAGGAGGCGTGTCTAGTTTAAGAGAAGGAATAAGCTTGCTGATTGTTGACTTAATGTTTGGCTTATCTAGATCGTCAGGCACGTACATGCACAACTCACCGCTCTCTTTGTTCAACACCAAGAAGCCACCCTTATCCGTGCCTTCTGCTTCTTCATACCCTGCAAGCTGACCCATGTAACCAAACGGATCGTCTTGTGCCAAGCGACCTTCCCTGAACTTGTTGAACGCAAAGCGCGAAGCAGTCTTAACATCGACAACCTCGCCATTGATCTTGCAGTCCATGTGTCCAACGATCCCGTCAACTGTAACTTCTTTCTGCTCGTCTGTTACTTTGTGTCCGGCCATTCGTACAAGCATCAACACGATCTCTTCAAGCAAGTGACCGTACAGAAACTTGATTTGTGTTGCGCCATCAATACCGCCACGGCCCTTCTCGTCACGCTTCTCGTACCACAACTGGCGAGATGGCTTCCCAATGTTAGACATACGCAGAGTGAAGTCTCTGTTACGTTCTCTGGGTGTTGCCCAAGACATTAAAGCTACCTTCATGTCAGCTACTGTCTTATCTATCTCAGCTTCAGTTAGAGGCAGAGGTATGCCATCTGATAAAGATTCTAAGTGTTTGTAGATGTCGGGTACTAGTGTATTTAATTCCATCGTGATTTTCCTGTTCGTGGTTTGCAGTTCTATGCGCTATAAAGTGTGATAATTCTACAGTTTTTAGCGCATATTAATGTTGTTGGATAACAGATTTTATATTAGTGAGCGATCCTCGAAACCACTCGCCTCGACTTTCTATTTTTTGTTCAGCTAATTTAGTGTGTATGTTCTGTTCAGCTTTTCTTCTATCTGTAAAATACTTACAGTATTCTACCTTATAATCTCTAAAAGGGGAAGAGGTCTGATACCCTGCACACCTATCGTATGCATCTAGAGCCATGCCAACCTTGAACCAACCTTCCCATGCAGGATTAGACACAGCATACACATAGCCTTCTTCAACACTAGAGTAGTTATTTAAAGATGCGAATGCAGCACCCTCTAAAGTTTTGTATCTACCCGCAGTATGTACAGGATCATACTTTGAAATTTCTTTGCCATTAACATACATGCGCTTGGCATCTCTAGCCTTCACCGCTTTAGGATTATCTTTGTAGTAGTAGGGCTTCCCTGTGCGTGGATTAATTTTTGTTTCAGTCTTAATGAGTCTCACTCCAGTTGTTTCCGACATTATAATCTCCGTCTAAAGGACAATTAAGTTTAAGGGTTAGACCTGCTTCAACAATTGCTTTGACACCTAGCTTACCGACAGCATCGGCATGGTCTTCTCTGACTTCTATCTGCCACTCATCGTGGACGTTGGCTACAAACTTAGCGTCTAGTCCATTCTTTGTGATCATCTCTTGTAGAAATATAAGTGCTTGCTTCATCACGATTGCTCCGGCTCCTTGCAACAAAGTATTCAGGGCGGCATGTTCTGAGCGAACAGTCAAGCGTCTACCGTCTAGTGCTTTAATGAATCCGCTTTTTGCTTCTCTTTGAACTCTGCTTGTAAGAGTCTTAAATGATGGGAGGTTATCAAAAAAGCGTTGTCTAAGTCCTTTACCACCTTCTCTGCCTCTGTTAGCCACAGACCCAAGCTTAACATCTCCGGCTCCATACAGTAATGCATAGATGAAAGTTTTAGCCTGATTTCTTGACTCAAGTCCCGCAAGCTTTTGATTTGTGGTGTGTATATCTCCGTTAAGGATTTCATTTGTGTACCCCTCGTCATTTAAATAGTGTGCAAGCATCCGCAGTTCTAAGCCAGAAGCATCAATGCCTACTAGCTTGTAGCCTTTCGGTACTGTCCAACAAGACCTGCACTCCTCACCGTATGGCGAGGTACTGCTTGGAATTTGAGCCATGTTAGGATGAGAGTGCGTCATGCGAGATGTCACTGCACCATTAGGATTAACATAGCCGTGGACTCTGCCAGTGTCATCGTTAAGTTCCTTAATCCAACTCTTAGTCTGAGCCAAACGCTTCTGCACCATCAGATACTTAGCAATCAATGCAGCTTGTGGAATGTTCTTAACTTTATTTAAAGCTGCCTCATCAACGATTGGTTGTCCAGTAGGCGTAAACTTCTGAGGCTTCCAACCAAAACGAATTAGGTACTCGCCAATCTGCTTGCGTGATCCTAAGTTAAAAGGCGTTTCAGTTTTACGAGCAATAGGTTTAGAGTTTATGTCTAGTACTATGCGCTCATGCTCCTCATCAGTCAGCCTAGTACCCTTGCCATGTTGATCTGTTGCTGTCTTAGCTACTGCACCTGTGGCTGTAAACTTTGGCGACAGTATCTGAGTAGTCACAACAGGCCGGAACTCTTCTTGAACCTCTGCCTCCAGATCATATAGCTTAGTTTCAAACATAGCCATCAAGCCCATAACTTTCTTAACGTCTAACAAGAACCCCGTAGTTCGTTGCTCATCAACGATCTTAGCGACTGCATGTTCTATCTGTACTGACTGAGGTGTGAAGCCCTTGCTCTCCTGACGAAGAGCGACATAGACCTTGTAGTTAAGCAACACATCGTTCTTACAGTACTCTAGCATCTCAGGGGTGTAGTGTTCCCAAGCATCTTCAGCTTCCCCGTAGTCACCTTTAACAAAACCCAAGCGATATCCCCAACCTTCTAAGCCGTGGTTACCTTCGCGGGTTGGTTTAAAGAGCCTTGATAGTACCAAGGTATCAACAATCTTCTTGTCGAATAGATCTAGTCCTCCAATCCTTTTAATTACAGGGAGATCATAGCCCAAGATGTTGTGACCGATCAGCTTGGTAGCAGACTTTAAAAGATCATAGCCTGCATCTAGCTGAGTGTTATCAAACATGTGAACCTTCTTGGTGTCTACATCTAAGGCCACGATGCAAAAGACCTTGTCGGGTTCAAGGCCATTAGCCTCAATATCAAATACAAAGTTACTCATTTTCTTTTGCCTTTATGGTTTAAAGTTGTTGGACTTACTAAGATTGTCATGCCACGGAAGTATCTGTAAATTTGTTTCAACATGAAGACCGCTCACCAGTTTACCTCTAAGTGGTATAATATGATCGACATGCATGACTATTCCTGTTTCTTCCTGTAGTCGTTTAGCTTCCACGTAAAACTCAACAATCTTTTCGCGGTTAGCCCAAGCTACGGTACGTTTGATCTTGGCGGCCCTGCGCTCGACAGCGTATTCGTTGACCTTATCAAGGTTTGCCTTCCGCCACGCAAGAGAAGCAGCCCTGTGCCTTTCTTTGTTGGCTTCGTACCAAGCCTTGTTAGTGGCCGCCTTGACTTCTTTGTTGCGTTGCGCCGACTCCCTCTTTCTAAAATTAATACGCTCTCTGTGCGCTTGGCGATATGCGGAACCTTTAAGCGATATACAGGCTCTACACTCAGATCGTAGGCCGCTTGGGGTGGCCCGCTTCTTAGAGAAACACCCAAGCTCCTTAACCTCTCCGCACTTGTTACACTTCTTACTCATATGATCGCCTCACCAAACTCTGATGAATCATACTCGCCTAACTCTCTGAGCCTACCTGTCTCACCGTCATACATTAGCTGAGTAGCTACGCCAACATCTCCAGTGTATCTAGATTTAAGAACACGCACCTTAGTAGTCGAGGCTTCAAGCTCATCTTCTGATTGTTGGTTACGCTCCAAGGAGATGACACAGTCAGACAACTGAGCAATAGATTGTGAGCCTCTAAGATGATTAAGCCCTGTCTCTATTCCGTTCTCATGTCCACGGTTGCCATCTACTCTGCGGAGGTGTGACACTAGGATCATACCGCACCCTGTCTCTTCAACCATCGTGCGTAGTCGATGCATTATCTGATCAATACCTTTACGCTCATCTTGCTCTAGCGTAGAGAGAACTAACATATGCAAGTGATCAATAACAACCCACTTACAATCTAATCCAATGATCATGTACCGCAACTTGCTAAAGATATCATCTAAGTTATTGACACCGTGATGAGCGTGTATCCAAACGCGACCTGCGTTCTCGCCCATGAAGACCTTCTCGTAAGTGCTGTCCAGTATCTCATCACCTATCTCCTGCTTAACGCTATCTAGATGTAGCTTTGCGTTAGCCTCAACAGCCATGATACCTTCGGCAGTACGCGACCAGTTCTCTTCAAGAGCGATCACGCCTACGTTATCTTCGGTGTTGTTGATCAGCCAGTGTTCCAGTTCTCTTGTGACACTGGACTTACCTAGACCTGTACCGCCTGTCAAAGTAACAAGCTCACCTGCTCTCAAGCCTTCAAGCTTCTTATTCAGGCCGTGCCAAGGGTAAGGTATAGCTGTCTTCCGTTCAGTTCGTAGCTTCTTATACGCTTCAAACTGATCTGTTAGATTCATAACGCCCGAAGGCGTGTAGAGTTTAGCGTCCCAGAAACAGGACACGTAGGTAGAATGCTTACCGTTTCTAAGCATGTCGTTAGCATCTTTAAAGTCAGTGGGCATGTTAAGAATCTTAGCTTTTCCGGGGGTAAATAACTTAGCCACGGCTCTCGCTGATTCTTGTCCCACCTTGTCGTTGTCAAAGTTAATTACAATAGCCCCGAAGGATTCAAGGAACTCTAGGTTCTGCTTAACATCCCCGATACCTCCGGCTGCTCCTGACTTAACTGAAACTACGGGCCACTTACTTCCCAACAACTCATAAGCGGCCATAGCATCACACTCGCCTTCTGTTAAAGTTATAAACTTACCACCTGCCTTGAACAGATTCTCTCCAAACAGCCCTACCTCCTTTGCATTCCCTGTCCAACCAAAGTCCTTATTCTGCCTACGAACTTTAGTACCTGCTAACTCATGTCCATTGTAGTAAGGGTAGTAGTGCTTATCAATCTTGCCGCTTGAAGTAAGCGTTGACTTAACGCCATACTTCTTGGCTGTCGCTAAACTTATCTTGCGATCAGTCAGTTCATGGAAACCTGCGGCATGTTTATTAGTAGAGAAATCATCGTTCATCTTGCTGTTCCTTCTATGCGTATCAAACTCTAGCACCGTGTCGGGCTTGTCTTCTGCACCTGCCGCGTAATAGTTTGGGTAGTGCTTCCTGCAACTAAAGCAGTATCCAGAGTCATCATCATTGACTGACACTGGATCACTGCCACCGCATTCGTGACAGGGTAAGTGGTATTTAACAAAAGGCATACGCCTTACTCCTCAGTTGCTTCAACTTCCTCTGTTGCTATCGCCTCTTCCGTGAGATGGTTAGTTTTAAGATCATCAATTAGCTGAACCGTTGCCGCTTTCATTAAGCCCATAGTTAACGCGGCTTCTTTCAATGCGTTGTCAGCTTGCATCAAGTGAGCTAAGATGTCGTTGCCCTCCGCAGAAAGCAACTCCGTGTCATAGTTCACTTCATCAACTGTAATCGTACCCATTAAAGTTCTTCCTCCATATCATTGTCATCCAATGCATCGAACTCTGCACCGTCAGGTATCCCTATTTCAATTAGATCGAGAACCTGCATAGCTTGAAAGTCCAATCCCTTAAAGGTAGTACCCTTCCATTCGGATGACCACTCCTTGTACTGCACCTTAACTGCCGACCCGTTACCCACACGCGCATCCAGAGGATTCTTAAACTTATCCACTAGCTTTGGTGCAGATCGAACCATGCCGTTAGGGCCATTCACCTTACGCTTAACAACTACCGCAGGGCCTTCATCCATCTGCTTGATGGTGAAACCGCGTGACTTAAAGTCTTCGGCAACGTCTTCAGCCACAACTAGATTGACTGTATACAC